TCAACTTTTACGTCTCCCCCCGGCAAAATAAGGGAACCGCCAAGACGATCCATCGGTATATTGCATCGCCGCGAAGGAACGCGCGTGGACAATCCCAGCACGAAAGCGCCTGCCATAAAACGTCGCTAATTGCGGCGAACTGTAGGATTTACCCGGCTGTCCATAAAGACCATACAACGTGCCTGATTTAATATAGTTAAACCATTGCGACCATACCAACGAGCCAACGTCGGACAGAAAATCTTTTGGCTTTAACGCCAGCCACGCTTGCCCGGTACGGCGTGCATCTATCGGTGGTGGAGTTAAATCACGCAACAATGCCGGGGGTTCAATTTTACCGTAGTACAATCCGGTGTAGTTCAAAATCCAGGCAACGTCCCAGTCGCCGTCGAATGGATTAAAATCGACCCAGCTGACCCCCGGCGCCATCTGCCAAAAAACATGCTCCCGCCGAGTCGTCGACTGGATGAAAAATTCCTCGATACAATTCCATGCCGCTAGCTGCACCTGGGTATGCGGCACGTCGGGCAGTTCAGCGTAGATGTTAGAGTAGAGACGGTCGAAATTATCAGGCTTGAGCGCCTGCGGGCTAACCACCTGGGGCTTCTGGCCGCCGGCCAGCGCGACCCCAGCTTCATAGGCCGCCGCGAACAGGGTGGCGCGCTCGGGGGCCGCCCAGGGCTGACCCGCTTCAGCCAGCAACCTCGCGAGAACCCCGCTTCGTAGCGTCTCCAGCCAAGTCTGAAGCAACACGTCAGGCACTTGTGCCAGACTAAAAGGCTGCAAGGTGACCAGCGCGTTCCCGCTGGCAACCGTTGGCTCCAAGGGAATTATTCTATCAGGCTGCTCGACCCGGTACTGGTCGAGCCCGTAGACTTCCACCACCTCGTTGACCAGCCCGTCGGGCGAGGTCAGTTGGATCTGGGTGTCGGTGTCTGCCAAGGACCAGTCGACTGTCTTGCGAAACCAGCCCGATCGGCCGCAAAAATCCTCGATGGTGTTCCACGCCAGCATTTGGATCTGGGTATGCGGCGCCGTCGGCACCTCGGCAAAAATGTTCGCGTAGAGCCGGTTGAGCCCGTCGGGCTCGCCGATCGCGCCGGACACCACCTGCGGCGCCTGCATCGCCGCCTGAGCGACGCTGCGCTCGTAAAGTTCCAGGAACGGCGCTGCCAGCTCGGGCGCGCTGTAGGGCCGCCCCGGCTCGGTAAACAGCCGGCCCAGCGTCCCCTGCAAGATCGCGTTAAACCACTGGTGAATAATGGCGGCAGTGTCGGGGGCATCCAGCGCCGTCGGCGTCACCGTCACCAGCGCGGTGCCGTCGACAGTTTGAGCCTGTAGCGAGAACAAAGTCGCCGGCTGCTGTATGCGATACCGCGACAACCCGTAGACCTCGACAACCTGTTTGATCCGGGTACCTGCCGGGGGGGTTAGCTCGAGGGTGCCGTTAGCGGTCAGGGTAAAATTGACGGTGCGACGGTAAAACCCGGAACGGTGGGTAAAATCCTCGATCGTGTTCCACGCCGCCGCAGCAACGTGAGTGTTTGCTACCCCTGGGATCTCCGCCGAGACATTGGCGAAAATCCGGCTCATCGCGAGAGGGTCGGTGTTGTCGGTCGCTGCCGGCGAGACAACCTGCGCCGCTTCGAGCAGCGTGCGCGCAACCTCAGCCTCGTAGAGCTGCATATACGGCGCAGCCAGCTCAAGGTTCGTGTAGGGCTTAGACGGCTCGGATATCAGCCGCGCCAAAGCGCCGACGCGTACTATCCGGTACCATGTCTCAAAGATAAAAGCCGGGGTCGCGTCGAGGTTTGCCGGGCTCAGCGTCACCAACGCGGTGCCGTACATGATGCCGGCCAGCGAAAACAATCGGTCAGGCTGCTCAATGCGGAACCGCTCGGGGCCGTAAACTTCAACGATCTGGCGGACTTCACCCTCGTCGGACGTTACCGTGGTCATACCGCCGCCGGTATCGATCCCCCAATAAACTACCCGGCGAAAACACCCAGACCGAACACAGAAATCCTCAACCGTATTCCAGATCGCTGCCCGCACCATCGGCTCAAGCGTACCCGGCAGCTCGGCCAGGAGCCCGTCGATTAGGCGGTTCAGGGAACCAGTGCCCTCGGTGCTAAGCATCAGCTTGCCGCCCCCAACAAGCCCGTCGTGAATTTATTCAGCAACGCCACGGCCCGACCTTCCGCGGCAAACTCGTCCTCTCGCAGTTCCGACCGGCCGACGATGTAATTAATACAGAGGGGGTAAAACACTGAGTCGAGCGGGAACGCCGCCGCCGTATCGTCGGGCATCACATATTGCGGGACACTGACGCGCAGCCCCGTCGCGAGAAACGCATCGGGGCGTTTCGCACGAACCTCAGCGAGAGCACTGTTGAACGCCTGGATCAGATCCGTGTCCGAGTACCGCACCGAGCCGGTGATCGGGACGACATCGTTGAGGATTGCTCTAGCGTCCGACAGCATCCGCCCGATGGTGGGCTGCGTCGTCAGCATCTAGGTGCCTATAAGATCTATAGTTACCCGCGCACCGCATAAAGCTCCGTAATTGCGATGCCGTCGAGCACTTTCGCCCCATAGACCTGGAGGCCGCGGAGCAAGGTGCCAAAGGTGCTTTCCGACCGCAGAGTTTCCACCTTGCTGATCTGACTGGCGAAGGTGAGCCCGTGCGGGTGCCCGCCAAAAATACGGGTCGCACTGGCCGAGCCTTCTGTTGCCGTCGGGAGCAGGTTGGACGAATAGAGCGTGAAACGATCGATCATCCCGAGCCGGCCGTTTCTCATCAGAGAAACACCATCACCGGAGATCGATGCGTTACGCAGATCCGATTTTTTCACCAACCCGGCGACCCACGGCGGGACCACCAGCCACCTCCCCGTTTCGGGGATGTTTTGTTCGTCCAACACGGTGCCCATATCCACTATGGAGTCGAGGATGTTGGTCGCGGTCAGTGCTACCGGCGCACCGGCGGCACCCAGGTTAAAATCGGAAATCCGACCCGCGGTAGCTCCCTTGTTGTTGGCATCGATGCCGGCATCGATCAGGCCGAGAACACCGGTATCGACGGTGATCTTGAGCTGCTCGCTGGCGTCGTCAGCCCACATCGACAACAAGTTCATATCCGCTTGGCGTTCCATCACGTCGTCAAGTACCAAGTTGAAATATTTGGCATAGTCGATCGTGAGTTCAACCGTCGAGGACGAGGGACGGTCGACCGTCAGCGCCATATCAAGCTGATAATCTTTGATGGTGATCGTCGGCTTGGTGCGGATTTTTACCTTGTCGCCTTTGTTTTGGATCTCTCCTTCGTAGTCGGTGTTGGAGATAGCGGAGAGGACGGTGGCTGAATAGAATTTTTCAATCAGCTTGCCCGACCAGATTTCAGGAACGAATACGCCACCTGCCGCTGCACCTGAATAAGCAGGACTAGCGGCTGCCCCCGAATACGGGGTGCCCTGGGTAACAGGCATAACATAACTCCCTCAGAAGCGCGTTTACTGGAAGACGCGTCCCTCGGAAGCAGCAGCTAGGATATCCGCCTCGATGCGGTCTTTATCCGCTTGTCGGCTTCGATACACACCACGCTGCACATCCCGATAGAACGCGCCGATTTCTCGGTTTGTCCACATGCGTCTCTCCGGGGAAGCGCCGCCGTTTGTACCTGAAGCCGCTGCGCGGCCGGGTGCAGCCAGTTCTTCAAGTCGCATCCGACCCGCCGGTGCAGAACCATTCTGCATGGTATGGGGCGGTACTCTTGAAGCTGGCGGAGCGGTATGCTCTGCGAGATACGTTTTAAAAAAACGTCCAGTGCGGTTCGCATCGCCCTGGCCGTAGGCTTCACGGAGCAGCTCGAGTCGAGGCCGCGCCGAGAATTGGTCAATCTCCGATAGCCATTGGAGATAACGAGGATCGTCGTTGAGCTGGCGCCACCGGCCGGCAAGGTCGGGGTCCATATCCAGCTGTGACATCACTGAATGCTGGGTCAGCGATACATCGTGGCGTTGCTGACCACCCTTGAGATATTCAACCTCGGCCCTGAGCTGGCGTACTTCCTCGCTCGCAGCACCACCCACCCAGCGCGACACCGCCTGCGGGAGATCATCTCCCCACATCTCGCGGTCTTCGTCGGTGATCTGGGGGGCGGCTGGGGCTGGTGGTGGCGGAGGTGCAGGCGCCGGGGCGTTCTGCATCGAGGTGATGAGGTTTGTCAGATTGCGGATCTGACCGTAGAGCTGCGGCACCTCGGCGTCGTATTTACCCTGCAGGGTGTTGAAGCGCTGCCGCCAGCTCTCGTCCTCGGGCTCGCGCACCGGGGCGCGCTGATCGTCCAGTTCTTGCTGCTCCGGTGGGGACGGGGGCGTCCCGTCCCCACCCTGCTCACGCTCCCCCTCAGGCGCGTCTGACACGTTGGCTGCACCCAGCTCGCGTGCCAGCTGGTCCGCACGCTCCGCCTGCTCGCGCACCGCGCGCGGGATCGGAGATGCGTATTCGTCGTTGTTGCGGGTGTTATCGGACATTGCCGTTGCCTACCGTCAGCGGCGCCGGTTTTCTGACAGCGTTAGCCCGCTGCCCCGTCGCCGCTGCTTCAATCGCTATCCACAAATCCCGCAGGGCCCGCGCATACCCGATGGCGTCGTCCCGCTTTGCGGGCTCGATATCGAGCGCTTGGTTCATCTGATCGCGGGCGCGCTCTAAGAGAGCGTCGCGGAACATCACAAAATCCGCCGCATTCGCCAGATTGGCGCAGGCGTTGACGCCCTCGGTGCCGAGGTTGAGGCTCACCGGCGCGGCCCCATCCCCGGAAAGATCGGCATCGCCTCGCTGACCAGCTGCGGCGGGTCTTTGCCGTAGTGGTTGAGGCTGTGCGCTAGCTGGTCGCCGCCGCCAACCGTTGACATGCCGGCACCGCGGCGACCGGTGATATTGCCCAGGTGCTGGGCTTTCAGCGGTTTATGGGTCGCCGCCGGCACCGTTTTGCCGATGAAAGAAGACTTCATCCTATATCTCCTATAGGAACTCGGTCAGACGCCGCCGACGCCGTAATCCGTCGCCGGTACCTTCATCGGGTTGAAATCAGCGGTCATCGACAAGCTCGACCCTTTCGGGTAGGTGCGCTTCGACCCCGTCGGGCCGCTACCGTCGCCGGAGCCGCCGCCCTTGAGCATCTCGAGCTTGCCGGTGGACTGGAGCTTGTCGTCGCCCTCGGTACCGGTCTTGCTGCCGTATTCCTGTCGTTGTGCGTGTCCGTCAGCCATTGTATGGGGTTCCTTGCTGAAACGAGTTCATCGGCGGAGCGATGTCGCTGTGCTGCGACGGGGTAGCGGCGGGCGCCTGGGCGCCTTGGGCGCGGGAGGCGGGGGATCCCTGCCCTCCCCTACCTGGCGGCCCCTGCTGTTCCGGCGGCGCCGGGCGGCCGAGCTGGCCCTGCATCGCGGCGCTGTGCGCCTGCACCGCTATCTGGGCCTTCTGGAGGTCCTGCTCGGCCTTGAGCTGCTGGGCAATTTCCTGGTCGTCCGGCACCACATCGTCCGGCATGCCGAGGTTCTGCGCCACCGAGCGCAGCACCCGGGCCCGCCCCGGTTTCCCCAGGATCGGCGCGTCGATCGGATTGGCGGTGATTTGCAGGAACTGAAGCTGCTTCTGGCGTTCCGTCTCTTTCTGGATTGCGACTTTGACGCCGCTGACGACGATCTGCTCTTCGCCAGAGAGCATACCGCTCTCGTCGGTCAGCATGATCATGTCGTAGACCGCGGTTAAAAGCCCCTTCATCACGTCGATGTCGACGTTGGAGGCAACGGTCTGGAGGATTTTCGATGCATTGTTCATCAGCATCGACAAGCCAGAAGCAGTCCTGCCGGCACCACCACTTAAACTTTCCCCCGTTGTGTAGCGGGGGATTGCCGAAATATCGTCGGCGATATTGGTGAATTGCTGGTAGATCGTCAGAAGTTCTTGCGCGTTGCTGGCGGGCTGGAAGAACGTGATGGGTTCGCGGGTGTTTGCCAGTGGATCGTTGATGACGTGCCAGCGCTTCCAGGGGTAGAGCTGGTCGGCGTTCTCGGTCGGTGACAAGCAGTCATCATTGATAACAACCTGCGGCCCGCTCGACATGCCCATGTTGTTAACGAGCGCTCGTAAAGTAGCGTTCGCTACCTCTTGGATATCTTCAAGAATATCAGGTAGCCCATGACCTGCAACGGTCCCAGGAACTTTTTCAAATGATGTGATAAAGTACGGGTGACGTTGGCGCGGACTGGGATTTAACTGCGTTTTGAGGACGTGTCGTCCAACCACCCAAGTTTGTACCGCGTAGTCGCGGTCGAGGTCGGGGACGAGTTCCCGGTCTACGCCTTGATCGAGCAGGATCTGCCCTTGGACGTTGCCATGATATTCTATGGCGTCGATCATCTGAGACTGGTTGAAGTTTGGATCTTCCCGGCCGGCGGCGAGGGCCGCCTCGGTGTCGGGTGAGTCCATCCAGTCCCGCAGCCCGTGCGCGTGGTCCTGCAACGCGGCGCGGACTGCTTCCTGGTCATAACCGGGGAGCCCCAGGAGGTCGTTTAGGTCGGTTCTCGTCAGGCGCTTGCGCTCGATGACCTCGGCGTCTTCGATCCGCGAGACGCCTGGGGTCCAGTAGATCGCAAAGGGGTCGATGCGCTCCCAGAACATCTGCGGCGCTTGTTCCAATACCGCCTTCCCCTGATCCCAGGAGAGGCGCGGCACCATCCGCACCACCGGTCCCTTGATGCAGGCGAAGGGGAAGAGGGGGAGATCGGTTAAAAATTCCGCCAGCGCGTCGTAGAAATTACCCGCCTGGAGAAGGTCTTCGACCTTGTCCCCGGCTTGGTCGGCCTGCCGCATGGATTGCCGACGAGCTGCTTGCTGGGCTTGGTAGAGGAGGTCCGATACGCGCTGATGGACCTGATCTTCATCGATCGGCTGCCCGCCCAGCTGCAGGTTCTGCACCTCCGACTGGACCAGCTTCATAATGTCTTGCTTGACGTTCAGCGGCACCGGCGGGGCCGGCTGCGGCGCGATATCCCACGGCCGGTCGGGCCCGAGATACACGTCGCGCAGCAAAGAATTTGCTCCCCGGCACTTCACCGCGACGACGCGGGCATACACTTCCGAGCCGCCAAAACGCTTTATGTCATGGAGCTTTGAGGGGTCGTACTTGCCTTCAAACATGCGCTGAGCGCGCAGCAAGCGATCGTTGAGGTTGTTCTCACCGCTATTGCGGGCGTTCCGCATAATCTGCCAGCGGGAGCGGACGAACGCTCCCAAATCCGCTGGTAGAGGATTTGGTCGGTTGAGTTCAGACAACGCGGCGAGGCGCTGGGCGTCTTGTTCGTCGAGCTGGGCCGGACTAACCAGACGCACCAGCCCTGTTCCGCCGCGATTATACGACGGTGTCGACGAGCTGACGCCTGCCAATGCCTGTGGCAACCTACCTCCGGCATGGGGATAGCATTCAGCCCTTACTATAGCCCCTATATTTAGTTATGCTTGTCGGTGAAACCTTGTCAACAGGTAGTTTGCACCATGCTCGACGAGCCAATCCACCGAGAGCTGGTCGACGATCACCAACAGCTCACCCAGTTTGTCACCGACTACGCCCAGGGGTTCTACGACTACGACGAAATCTGCACCCGCTACGGGTTCGTCAACCGAGCAGTGCTATTCCATTTCGTCCGCAGTAACGCAGCGCTTTCCCGGCTAATCAACCAGCACAAGACAGCCTATGAAAGCGACGACAATGTCGAGCGGCGAATACGCCAGAAAGCTGGGCTCGCGGTCGAGCGGGCAATCTCCACCATCGCCCACCTCGTGACGCAAACAGACACGCCCGTGGGGCAGAAGATCGAGTGCTTTCACAAACTCCTGCGCGCGGCCGGCACCGATGGACCGCCGCCGGCACCGTTACGGGCAGACCAGGGCGGTGGAGGCCCGAGCTTTACCCTCAACTTTATCTGGAGTGATGGGACGAAGGAGAACGTCCTGACCGCCCGCCCCTCGCCGGTCATCGATCACCAGGAGTAATCATGCAATCCAGCGAGTGCATGCGATTATCAGGGCATAGCGTCGTAGTGTGCCGCTGTAACACTCCGAGCGGGTTCCTTGAATGCCCTATAGAGGCCCGGTTTCTCACCCCGACTTACCCACCGGAGGCCTACCGGCGCGCTCGGGCCGAATTGCAGCGGGAGAAACAGTCTACAAAGCCACACCTCATCTATAGCCGAGGTGCTTATAGCGGCAATATCTGCGATGCCTGTGGCGGCACCCGGATGCGCCGGGCTGGAACCTGCGAGGTATGCGACGACTGCGGCACCGCTGGCGGCTGTGGCTGATGAACCTCGACTATAAGCCGCCCCCCACCGTCGAAAAGTTCTGCACCAGCCCGGCGCTGGTCCGCGCCCTCGTCGGGCCGCTGGGTAGTGGCAAGTCGATGGGGTGTATTATGGAGCTGTTGCGGCGGTGCACGCTGCAAACTCCTAGTAACGGAGTGCGGTATACCCGCGGGGCGCTGATCCGTAACACACTACAACAGCTCAGACAGACGGTGTTGTCCGATGTGCAGATTTACCTCGGGCCGATGGTGCACTATTACGTTACTGATAGTACTATCCAAATTCGTTCTGATCTTCCAGACGGGACCAAGCTCCATTCCGATTGGATCATGATCCCGCTCGATACCAAGGAAGACGTGCGGCGGCTCTTATCGATGCAGCTCACTTTTGCCTGGATCAACGAGGTGCGCGAAGTGCCGATCGAGGTGGTGTCAGGCGTCATCGGCCGGCTGGGACGATATCCCAGCAGACTTATGGGCGGCCCCTCCTGGTATGGACTTATCGCCGACACCAACCCGTGGGATACGGATAGCCCCTATCACGACCGCTTTGTATTAAACCCAATTCCGGGCTGGGAGTTGTTCCACCAGCCGAGCGGGCTCAGCCCCCAGGCCGAGAACATCGAGAACCTGCCGCCCGGTTACTACGAGACGCTCAGCGGCGACCGGGACGAGGGGTGGGTGCAGGTGCACGTCGAGAGCCAGTGGGGCACCAGCAACGCGGGGCAAGCGGTGTTCCGCCGGTCGTTCCACTCGCCGACGCATGTGCGCGACATCAGGGCGATCGTCAACCCGCACAAACCCCTGATGGTCGGCCTCGATTTTGGCCGCACCCCGTGTGCGCTGATCACTCAGGTCGATACGCAGGGAAGATTGATTGTGTACCGAGAAATCGTCACCGAGGGGATGGGGCTTCTCCAGATGGTGCAAGAGCACCTGAAGCCGGCCCTGATGGCGGCGCCTTTTGATACCAACCGGGTGTTTATCGTGGGTGACCCCGCCGGCGCGCAGAAATCCCAGATCACCGAGGAGACCGCCTTCGACACTCTAAAACAGGAAGGTTTCCTGGCCTACCCGGCGGCTACCAACAGCATCGAGCCGCGGCTATTGGCGGTGGAGCGGCTGTTCAGGACGACATTGATGGGCGAGCCGGCGATCCAGATCTCGCGTGAGGGCTGCCCCACCCTGATCCAGGCGCTGGGCAACCGGTACCGGTACCGCCGCAAGCGCGACGGGCAGTTTGAGGACATCCCCGAGAAGCTCCACCCGTGGTCTGATGTGTGCGACGCGCTGCAGTACGCGGCGCTGGGGACGCAATCGAACTACACCGCCAGGGTGTTGCGGC